ACAAACTGAGTTAGGATTACTAATTAACTCTACCGTGGGAATCATCGCACATGATAATGACGGGACATACTGGCTATTAGGCGAAGACTACGGAATGGATGTAGCTACTGACGGCATGGATGCAGGAACAGCATTAGGCGATTTTAGAGGAAATAAACTAACCTTTAAGGGGCGAGGTTTTACAAGGGTTTCAAGCGTCGATCCAACTATTATAGCAGCTTTATTAACCTAATTAGAAAGCCCTTAGGGGCTTTTTTTATTATGATACTTATAAATAAAACCTCATCAAACACAGTGTGTCTAACGTTGTCCGAAAAAACAACGTTAACTACTGCCGTTTATTTATTCGAGTTTATTAAAGATGGCTCCCCCGGAATCGTAAAGTCTTTTATAGCCCAAGACATAGCTATAAATAAGTACAGGATTAATGAATTTGTTATTACTGAATCCGCAACAGAAAATCTATTGACCGGCACAATAAGCCTGAATGATGGAAAGTATCAGTACAATGTTTATGAACAAGTAAGCTCAACAAATTTAACCCCCTCTTTAGCTTTAAACAAAATAGAAACAGGGAGAGTTGAGGTAAAATCGATAGCGGCCGCTATCCCTGCATTTAACGGCCAACAAACGAATATAAAACAATTCAATGGCTAAATTCGAAATAGTAAATAACGGCGTAGCGATGCTTAGTTTCAATGAACTTGTTAAGCCTGAGCCGTCAAAAGATCGGGGCGGTTATGTTACATGGGGCAAGAAGGATCAGTTTGTTAACGAGCTTATCCGTTATTACGACGAACACGCTGAACATGGCGCTATTGTTGGGGCAAAGGCAAAATATTTGTGGGGTAAAGGACTGGAGGCTAAAGATAAAACCAAACAGATTTATGTAGATTCCTTTAAAGATACTTTTAGTAAAGTGTGTTCACTAAACGCTTTCGGTGAAAAGTTTGCATTAGATGCAGAGATGTTTAACGATGTTTTTATTCAGGTCATAAGCGACCTTTACGGAAAACCTAAAGAATACCTTCATCTTCAAAGGGCGAACTGTAGGCTATCTCCGTGCGGAAAAAAATTATTTTATTGCGAAGACTTTTCGAATTTATATGATAATGAATTAAAAACAATAACCGAATACAGGCCTGGGATTGCAGGAAGTTCATTCTTAAGATTCAGGTACTACCAGCCGGCAAAAAATAAATTAGCAGCATTATATCCTTTGCCATCTTATAAAGGATGTTTACAGGAAATAAAATCGGACATTGATATTACCACATTTGATTCCAACTATGTATTGAATGGCTTTAGTGCAGGAACCTTAATTACTTTTTTTAATGGTGAGCCAGAGATGGATCAAAAAAGAGATATAAGAAATAGATTCACGAATATGCATGCAGGACCTGATGAGGCTGGTAGTATTATTATAAATTATGCCGAAAAGGATGGGAAAGCCGCAGAAGCTACGGCTTTAAATGTTGACGATTTAGATAAAAAGTTCACAACTATACAACAGCGTTACCAACAAAAAATCATGACCGGTCACAATGTTGTTAATCCTGAATTATTCGGAATCAAAACAGAAGGACAATTAGGTAACCGCGTGTCTTTAAAAGAATCGCATGAGCTTTTTATAAATACATATACGAAGCCGAGGCAAACATCCATGTTATTATTTTTTGAAACATTGATATTTTTAAAGACAGGTCAATGGATTGAATTAGTTGTAGATCAACTCGACCCTATCGGTTATGACCTATTAAGCCCCGAGGCTATTGCGGTACAAAGCCCTGATGAAATAAGGGAAACGTTAGGGCTTGAACCATTGACTAACCCTACATTAGATTCAGCAGGTAAGCCTATTCAGATACAACAAGATGCCTCGGCTGTTAATGACCATTTAAAAAACTTAACAGGTAAGCAGATGCAGCAAATGAACCGAATCGCAAAACAGTTTAGGGATGGTAAGATAACTCAACCTCAGGCAGCTATGCAATTAAAAAACGGTTTTGGGTTATCTGATGCTGACGCTAACGACTGGCTTGGAATAGATAATACACCTACAACGTTGCCTACTAAAATGTCAAGCCAAGTATCTGATTTTTTAATAGCGCAGTTTGAGGCAATTGATACAGCAAGCGATTTAGAGCTCGAATTACTGAGCGAGGAAGAAGTTCATATACATAAGGCTTCTGATGCCATGCGTTACGAGGTGGCTATGCAAATGAAATTCTCGGACGATGCGCCAAGCTTTATCGACGGCCTTATAGGAACGATTAAAAATTTATTACCCGGCTCAAATAAAAAACAAAACGATACAACTACGACCGAAATAATTACCAAATATAAGTATGCGCTTAAGGCAGATGCGGAGCCTGCAAAAAGTGGGTCGCGTCCGTTTTGTGTTAAGATGATGGCTCTCGCAGATTCGGGTAAAGAATACACTTACGATCAAATAGACGCGGTTAGACTGGCTGGTTTAAAAAATGGATTCCCAGAGGTGGATAATATTTGGGATTTCCGAGGCGGATTCTATACACATCCCGGAACAACAGAAACGGATCCTTTTTGCAGGCATATTTGGAAAGCTATAACTTATAAAGTAAAAAAGAAATCATGACAAGAGCGTTATTAATTTCGGAAGATTACATAAAAAACAACACAACCATAAGCGAGAATGTTGACTGGAAGCTGTTACAACCTATCGTTTTTATGTGTCAAGACATTCATGTAGAGGCTATACTTGGCAGTAAGTTATATCAGGATTTAATGCTTCAAATAAATGCAGATCCAACGCTTTCGGCAAATCCAAATTACAAAACATTACTAACGGACTATGTATTACCCACGCTTCACTACTACATTATGAAGGAATCGGTGTACGCTTTTAAATTTAGGTTTATGAATAAAGGAGTAATGATTAAGAATAGCGAGTACGGACAACCGGGTGACACGGGAGATCTAAAACTTTTAATTGACAACTACAGAAACATTTCAGAGGCTTATGCTGAACGTGCCACAAAATATTTAATGTACAACACCGGGCTTTATCCCCTGTACTTTAAAAATATTAATAATGACATTCAGCCTAACCGAAAAAACTACAGCACAGGCATAGACCTTGGCGACTACGGCAAGTATGATAACGAAGATAGGCGAACTAATTTTGGTAGACAGCAATTCTCATGATAACTTTAAATCAAGTCGTAGAATTACTACAAAATTTTCAAATAAAACATAAAGTTTTAAAGACGTTTTATTTCGGAGACGAATGGGAGGTGGGTGCGAGTTCACCGATTCAATACCCATTGATGTGGGCCTCTTTAATAAATTCAAAATACGACATTAAAACGGGAGTAGCGACACGTACTATTCAGGTTGATATAAGCGACTTAGTCAATAGAGATGAATCTAACGAAGCGTCTGTGTTAAGCGATTGCGAGCTTATCAGTTACGACCTACTAAATTATATAGATCAGATAGCTGATAGTGCTGATTTTAATATTCGAATTTCCGATCAAAGCACTTTAAATAATTACACAGAGAAACGTGATGATATGGCCTCAGGCTGGTACTTTACTTTTGATATTATAACAAGCATAGATACGATGAGTTGTCAGCTTCCTGTGAATTCAGGGGCCATCTTTAGCGGTAATTACATTTATATAAATGGTAACGTATTAAGCAGCACGTGTGCTCCTGTTTTAATTAAAGATCAATACGGCAATATTTTATCAATAGTTCCATCTAACGGAACATACATAGTAGAAGTGTTAACAGAAGAAGATTATATAATCACAGGGAATACATTAACCCTTAGCAGAGTACCTACCGGTGTTTTCTTTGGTTTCCTTGAAGGCGTAAAATGTCAAGTAGGCACAGGTTTTAGAATACTTTCAATAGTAGGAAACTTGGTTACGTTTGATGCTGATTACACTGGGCAAAACTTTGCTGCAGTATATTAAAATAAATATGAAAAAAATATATAATTCATCAAGTAAATTGTTTTTGTTAAGATTTTTTACGGCTTCAATAATACTCATTAGCAGCGCTTGTTTTGCTCAAACCCCATCGTTTAATCAGCTCCCAAGAGCTACTGGCGCAGGATCGGCAATTACAACAGGAACAAATGGCGTAATGACATTTACTCCCACCCTGCCGACATCAGTCATTCCGGTGCTGCCGTATGCGTCATTAACGGGAAGCTATGCTAATCCCGCATGGATTACCTCGTTTGCGTTCTCAAAAATAACTGGAGTACCTGC